AATGGCACACACTATCAACGCACCCCCGAACATGATGGCTAACCACTGCCTCACCCACGCTTTAGAGTCGCTCATTCCTCCCCGGAGATACCCGCCTTACTAGAAAATAGTTCTAGCTGTGGGCTGAGGATGGTAAACTCAAGGATGCCTGCCTTCTGAGCTTGAAAAAGGCGCTGAAGCTGCGTTGGGTCAACATCGGGGCTGGAGAACCTGAAAGTTGCCTCAAGCTCGCCTGTATCAGTGCGTTTAATTGCTGTTTGAAGGTTTGATACTCTACCTTTAATTCCTATCTGTTCCATGTTCCCCCTTTCTTATATCAGCACTCCCAGGGTATCGGGGACTGGCTTGTTAGCCTTCTCATAGTGTCGGGCTAAATGCCGGGCTGCCGAGATGATATCCTCGGGGTCGGCCTGGACTCTCTCCCCACGATATCCCCCTCTGCTCAAGGCGGCTACCGCTGCGGGCATGCGGAGAGAGTCCAGCTCGCGGTCCCAATCGACGGTCTTCTCGATATCAAGCCTTCCCTGGAGTGCTCTGAAGATGGCTTTGGTATGATGGGGCAGCTTCCAGGTCTCGGGGTCTTCGGGGTCTCCGACGATGGCGAAGGCTTCCCTGGGAAGGCCCTCTTTGGTTTTCTCCTTGCTCATTGATTCTTTTACTTTAGACATGGTTTCCTCCTTTTGAGATTGTGCTTTCATCGTCCTCAAACATAGCGCTGTATGAAGGAATGTTGGTGCAGGTGGACCTGAGCACTTGACGGGACTGCGTTATTCTGAGCTGATATGACGCAATAGGTGTTGCTGGCTTTCACTCCTGTGGGTATATTTGTTGACTCCCCCTTCTTTACGCCATTGACATACCATTCAACCTTGCTTCCATGTGTAAGGTTAAGGAACAAGCTGTAGCCTGCGTTTAGGGTGAGGGTGGTAGCTAGGTCAACGACATACAGGGTTGTCCCGTTATGCACAATACCTTTTAGAGCATTAGAATCTTCTCTCCAGCCTATGGCATATGTGGTCGGGTCTCCTGAAGTATCAGAGTCGATTTTGTACCACTTTTGCGTGCCGGCTGCTCCAGCCCGAGCATATACGCTGGTAAACCACTGGAAGTCCATGGTTGCGTAGTCAATCCAGCCGAAGCCAAAACCTCTCCCTCTTGCTGTTGAACCAGCACTAGTGCTTGTCGCAAGCCGAAGCGTGCCATAACCTTGCTCTACAACTATTGCCCCGAGAGTAAGTGTAGTCGTCCAGTGGAAGAAATCAGCTTCATTTTGCCACAAAGGCATTTCAGGCCCGAACTCGTATCCTCCTGAGCTGCCTCCTGAGCTGCCTGCTGGCCAGGAAGCCACAACGCAAGCATCCCGGGGATTCCCGCCGGGAATGGCTACCAGGACGTAGTTGCCGACTACCATGGCTGATGATGCGATGTTCGTGGCAACGGCGATATTATCCAGGTAAGTTGTCAAAGAGCCGACGAGCTGAACGCCCGCCTTGTAGGTGGTGCTGTTCCAGGTCTTCAGGATGCCAAGCTCAAGCATCGGTGTAAAACTCCTTTGAAATGATGCGGTTGTTTCTGCCGATGGCTTTGAGCTTCTTCTCATAGAGGGCAAGCCGCTCCTGTCCCCACTTCAAGAAGTTAATCGTCGCCCACTTACCGGCGATGCTGGCTCGGTCAACGGTATAGGCTGAAGCCGATGCTGCCAGGTAACCGGTGGCTCCCAGGACGATGATCTCCTCGAACTGCTCGGGGATAGTGGAGGACTCGGCGAGGGTATGGTCCTTATACCATCTTACCCGAGCATCGTCTCCATTGCCTTTATCCTGCATATAGAGGGTGGTTTCCCAGAGCTCAACCCTATGGTAGCAGGGCGGGTATTCACCGATGGGGAACTCCACGGACATGATTGCGATGAGGCCGCTGAGGCTGGAGATATCGATCTCCCTGCTGCCGTCTGTGGTAGCGATATCGGTTGACTCCATAAGAGGATAGGCTAACGAGAACTCCCTGACGACACGCTGGATGGCTCCGTCCACCTCATCATTCGTCCAGCGATAATTAGCAGCATCGGTATCCTGAAGGTCCTGCCGGACCCTGGTTCTCATTTCGGTTAAGTTCATAATTTCAAATCCCCCTTAATCCCCCTTTTCTAAAGGGGGGGATTGCTTCGCTTCGCTCGCAATGACAGGGAGTAAGGGGGGAGGGGGAGCATGGAAGAACCCCCTCCCCTATGCGTAGGAGGTTTAATATGACTCTACCAGCCTCCCTGGTAGACAATGTTAGCCTCGCACTCCCGTCAGCATGGCCGCTTTAACGGTGGAAAAGAGGGCTAGTGATACATACCACTTCACCCTGGTCCTGGTAGCGTCCTTGGCCTCCAATGAGCCAAGTCTCTCCACCTGGAGCATCTCGGGGCTGGAAAGTCCGCACACGCCGCCCTCTCCCATCTGGAAGGCGAAGATAGCGGAGCAATCCGCTGACGTGCCCACGGAGTAGTTGTCCTTGACCCAATCGTTTACGGCGATGGGGATGCCGTTATACATCTGAATCTGTTCCATAAACATGCCAGGTCGGGTCTCGAGGATGGCTCCTGATGCCCGGATAAGGTTCTGGAGCTTCCTGCGGCTCCTCTTGCTCATTAAGAGCATGGCGGGCTTACCGCCTCTGACCAGGTCAATGAGCTTATCCAGGTTGTCCATGGACAATGTGGCACCGTTAGCTCCTCCACCAAGATGTCCGCCATAGTGGCAGGTCCAGGTGACGGCGTCATCAACAACGGTGGCCCCTTCGACAATAGGCCAGGTCGGCTCGGTGGTGGCATGAGTCTTAAAGTCGCCGGATCTTGCGGTGCACTCATACCGGAAGCCGTTCTCAAGGCCTGCGGTGGGGACAACGAAGTCTCCCAGGGCTTTGACGGTATCGGCTGTCCAGGCGGTTCCTTTCAAGATGAGGTATAGTCCGGTGGGCTGGTCCGATGCACCGGTGCCGTTAAGGAAGGCGTTCTCGAACTCATGCTGGACTGCCTTAGCCTTCTGCTCAATGACGGCGGTCTCAAGGTCCTGGACATTGCTCCTGGTAGTCTTGAGGAAGTTATCGACATCGGCGTCTCCGCCAAGGATTTGAAGGGTAGCGGTTACCTGCTCGAACTCTGGCTCTGAGGTAACCCAAGTCCCGGTGATGGGGGCATACCAGCCGACGGTGGGGAGGGTCTTCTCCCGGTTGTATTTCAGACTGTTACCGACAATCTGAATGAAGGGCAGCTCCTGCAAAATAGGGCTGTCCTTGATGATGGTCTCGATGATGCCCTGCAAGAGGACGTCATTAGACAGTTTACTTGCTTCTGCTAAAGATATACTCATAGTTTTTTGTTTGGCACGAGACTAAAGCCTCGCGCTACGTTCCTCCTTTTTGTTGAATTCCAGCGGCGATTTTATCCCTGGGGGACATACCCTCGAGGGAGATGGTCCCTCTGGTTGGAGCTCCCGCGGGGACTTTGGCTGCCGAGGCTTCGGATTCCAGGGACTGCTTAACCGAAGATACCAGGGCTTTCCCCTTCTCGATGGAGGCATCGATTTCCGCGATGGTCCCTCCAACGATGATGCCCTCGGGTACAGTGGGATTGAGGGCTTTGGCAATGTCCAGGTATTTGGAGACAGCCTGGTCTCTGGCTTCCTTCACCGCAACGAGGTCGGCAGCCGAAGCTTCGCTTGACTGCTTCGCTTCGCTTAACGCCGTTTCGAGCCCGGTGAGTTTAGCGTCCCTCTCGGCAACGGCTTGCTCCAGAGCAGATTTGGCCTTCTGCTCCTCATCGAGCTGAGCCTTGAGAGCAGCAAGATCCTCGGGGGTCGAAGCCTCATTCCGGGGCTCCTGGGTTTCCTGAGTTCCATCTTTCGGCTCATCCATAAAGTTCCTCCTTGTTATTGAGCTATTATTCAGGCACTTCCATCTCCGCGGCAACCGCTCTCTCTCTCGCTCCGCCACGTGTGGACGCAGCCCTAAACTCCTGATTCATTGTGAGTATCTTCTCCCTCTCCTCAAGCCACCTGGTGAATTCCTCTTCCGGGTCCATAATTCCCATCTCATCCATAGCCGTTCTCCTGGAGTGAACTCCGGCCTGGACAAGCAGCTGTTCGTTCTGAGCCTGGCGCTGGGTATCGGTGGGAAGTATGGCTCCCCACACTACCCGGTGGGTGATACCTGTAAAGTCTTCATTCATATACCTGGCTGCCAATCGCAGCATCATCTCGGCTCTCTGGTGATAGGCGTTGGTCCTGATGGTTCTTTTACGGGTCACCTTCTGGATAAGCGAACCTAGCTCGAGCTGCATTGCTGTTCCGGACAGGTCCCTCTCGGTGCCGCCGTAGGCTGCCCGGGGGGTTTCGGAGACGTCGTGAAGGCAGCGATAAATCAAATCAATGTAGTCAATATGAAGCCTGATGCCTCCCCCCTGGAGTAGATCTAACAGATAAGCCTTGGCGTCCTCGGGTATGGTCCATACCGCCCCCGGCTGTACCTTGATATCCTCTGCTGAGCCGATGTTCTCCAGGACGGCGATGGGGTTGCCGGACAATTCCAGGATCCTGCTGAGCTGGCTCAACGCTCTGTTGAGCTCCCGCTGCGGCTGAACGACTGAGGGGATATCGGAGGTCCCCCAAAACTTCTTCGGCTCACGGAGGTTAGGGAAGATGATGAAGGGGATGAAGTCATAGGGATTCGGCTTTGACTGAATCCTTTCATTATCCAGGAAAAGCTCGAAGTCCTTTATGGTCCATACTTCGGTTATGGTGGCTGCCTTCTTGGTGATGGCTGCTCCATAAAGCATATTTACTTCGTCCTGGGTGAGGGTGTATCTCGAGGCCACTCTCCACACTCTGGACATGTCATCTCCAAGCCACCAGGCGTAAATGCCGGCGATATCGGGTGCGGTGACTTTGACGCGCTTCTCATCGCTGTCCCAGATAACCTTATAGCATCCGTCTCCCAGGATAGCGGCATCAACCTCAGTCTCCCAATCTAGCTGCTGGAGGTTGTTCTGTTCGTAAACATCCCGGAGGAGCTGCTCGGCACGGTTTGCCCGGGCTTTGAGCTCGTCGAGTTCCTTCCCTTCGCTCAGGACGGGGTAGCAGGCGAAGGTCAATCCCTGCATCAAATAGCTGGTCACCTTATCGATGGCCACCTTGGCGTAATTAAATACCAGCTGGCGATTGCGGCTGGTCTGCTGCCATTGTTTGCCGTTATAGAAGTCGAGGTTGGTGCGGTATTCTGCCAGCCTGGCGGTATCGATGCGGGCTAGTTGTGACGG